GGATATTTCACAACGACATACCGCTTAGTTATAAAACAAGCGACTTGCTGAAACAAGATAAATCATTCTTATACTGGTCAACTGTTAACCGCAACTGTGTAATATGCGGAAAGCCTCAAGCTGACCTAGCTCATTATGAAGCAGTCGGCAGAGGAATGAACAGAAACAAGATGAATCACTATGACAAACATGTATTAGCGCTATGTCGCGAACATCACAACGAGCAACATGCGATTGGCGTTAAGTCGTTTGATGATAAATATCACTTGCATGACTCGTGGCTAAAAGTTGATGAGAGGCTTAATAAAATGCTGAAAGGAAGAGAATAATGGTTAAATCGATATTTTTACAAGATGGAGAAGAAATTTTTGTTGATGATGAAGATTATGAGAGAGTTAATCAATATATTTGGACAAAATCTTATGTAGATAACGTTAGAAGAATTCACACAAAGACACTCAACGTTAGCTTAAGTGGATTTGTATTAGAAAATGGTTTTCAAAAAATAAAAAATAATGATTTTACCAAAAACAACATCACTTCAATTGGTTATCAACAACGATGGGCAAGGCCTACAAGAAATACTTCGAGTATCTATAAAGGTGTTTATTTAAATCGAAAAACAAAAAAATGGTCTGCTGTAATAAAAATTGATAGCAAATCTAAATATTTAGGTAGTTTTGTTAATGAATGGGAGGCAGCTAAAGCATACAACAGCGCAGTAGATAAATATTGGGACGGACAAGGTTATAAGAATCATAAAAATCAAAATGACTCTATATTTGAATATGAATACAAAACTTACAAAGACCAAAAACGTCGTAGAAGAGGAAAAAGTAAGTTCAAAGGAGTCTATTTAACTCAAAGTGGTTATGTAGCGCAAATAACTTATAAAAGAAAGACATATCATATTGGATGGTCAAAAAATATTTATGAGACTGCTCTCATGTTTAATAAAATTAATTTTTATTTACATGGTTCAGACGTAATCCTTAATGACGTACCTATGACAGATGAACTTAAAGAATTCATATCTAACTGGGAAATACCGGACAAAATAAAAGCGCTGAAAGGAGAAGACAATGGGAGAAGTATCGTGGATAAAACTTAAAGTTGGCATGTTTGATGACAGCAAAATCAAATATATCGAAGCTTTACCCGAAAGAGATACGATCATAACTATTTGGGTTAAGTTGCTAACTTTATCAGGAAAGTACAACGAACAAGGTTACATTATGTTATCTGAAAACTTGCCGTATAACGAAGAAATGTTAGCAAATGAGTTTAGCCGACCTATTAACTCAATAAGGTTAGCAATACAAACTTTTGAGACGTTGGGCATGATTGAAAAAGTTAATGGTGTCATAAAAGTGACAAACTGGGAAAAACACCAAAACATTGAAGGACTCGAGAAAATCAGGGCTCAGAACAGGTTGAGGAAACAAAAGCAACGAGAAAACAACAGAAAATTGCTAAATGGTCACGTGACGTCACGTGACAGTCACGCAACAGAAGAAGATAAAGAATTAGATAAAGAATTAGAAAGAGATAAAGAAAAAGATATAGATAAGAACTTAAGTTCAATTAATAGCGCAACTGACGTTACGCATGAGCAATTTGAGGAATGGTGGAAACTTTACGACAAGAAGAAAGATAAGAAGATGTCTTTTACTAAATTCAAATCATGCTTAAAGAAACATTCTTTTGAACAAATCATGCAAGGCACTCGAGAGTATTTAAAAACTATTACAGACAAACAATATCAAAAGTACCCCAAAACATTCTTAACTAATGAAAGCTATATGAATGATTATAGCGAAGAGATTAAAGAAACTGGCATAGATCAATTGGAACGTATGAAGTACGACGAAAGTTATTGGGATTAGGGGGACATTATGAAACCACTATTCAGCGAAAAGATAAACGAAAGCTTGAAAAAATATCAACCTACTCATGTCGAAAAGGGATTGAAATGTAAGAGGTGTGGCAGTGAATACGACTTATATAAGTTCGCTCCTACTAAAAAACACCCGAATGGTTACGAGTATAAAGATGGTTGCAAGTGTGAAATTTATGAGGAATATAAGCGAAACAAGCAACGGAAGATAAACAACATATTCAATCAATCAAATGTTAATCCGTCATTAAGAGATGCAACGGTTAACAACTATAAGCCACAAAATGAAAAACAAGTAAAAGCTAAACAAACAGCAATAGAGTATGTACAGGGTTTCTCTACAAAAGAACCAAAATCATTAATATTGCAAGGTTCATATGGAACTGGTAAAAGCCACCTAGCATACGCTATCGCAAAAGCAGTCAAATCTAAAGGGCATACAGTTGCTTTTATGCACATACCAATGTTGATGGATCGTATCAAAGCGACATACAACAAAAATGCAGTTGAAACTACAGACGAGCTAGTCAGATTGCTAAGTGATATTGATTTACTTGTACTAGATGATATGGGTGTAGAAAACACAGAGCACACTTTAAATAAACTTTTCAGCATTGTTGATAACAGAGTAGGTAAAAACAACATCTTTACAACTAACTTTAGTGATAAAGAACTAAATCAAAATATGAACTGGCAACGTATCAATTCAAGAATGAAACACAATGCGAGAAAAGTAAGAGTAATCGGAGACGATTTCAGGGAGCGAGATGCATGGTAACCAAAGAATTTTTAAAAACTAAACTTGAGTGTTCAGATATGTACGCTCAGAAACTCATAGACGAGGCACAGGGCGATGAAAATAGGTTGTACGACCTATTTATCCAAAAACTTGCAGAACGTCATACACGCCCCGCTATCGTCGAATATTAAGGAGTGTTAAAAATGCCGAAAGAAAAATATTACTTATACCGAGAAGATGGCACGGAAGATATCAAAGTCATCAAGTATAAAGACAACGCAAATGAAGTTTATTCGCTTACAGGAGCCCATTTCAGCGACGAAAAGAAAATTATGACTGATAGTGACCTAAAACGATTCAAAGGCGCTCACGGGCTTTTATATGAGCAAGAGCTAGGGTTACAAGCAACGATATTTGATATTTAGAGGTGCACGATGAGTAAATACAACGCTAAGAAAGTTGAGTATAAAGGGATTGTATTTGATAGCAAAGTAGAGTGCGAATATTACCAATATTTAGAAAGTAATATGAATGGCACTAACTATGATCGTATCGAACTACAACCGAAATTTGAATTATTACCAAAACTAGATAAACAACGAAAGATTGAATATATTGCAGACTTCGCGTTATATCTCGATGACAAACTGATTGAAGTTATCGACATTAAAGGTATGCCAACCGAAGTAGCAAAACTTAAAGCTAAGATGTTCAGACACAAATACAGAAACATAAAACTCAATTGGATATGTAAAGCGCCTAAGTATACAGGTAAAACATGGATTACGTACGAGGAATTAATTAAAGCAAGACGAGAACGCAAAAGAGAAATGAAGTGATCTAATGCAACAACAAGCATATATAAACGCAACGATTGATATAAGAATACCTACCGAAGTTGAATATCAGCATTTTGATGATGTGGATAAAGAAAAAGAAACGCTGGCAGATTACTTATATAACAATCCTGACGAAATACTAGAGTATGACAATTTAAAAATTAGAAATGTAAATGTAGAGGTGGAATAAATGGGCAGTGTTGTAATCATTAATAATAAACCATATAAATTTAACAATTTTGAAAAAGAACTAATGGCAAAGCGCGGGATAAACGCTGGAATTGTTTCTAAACGTGTTAGAGGTTGTTGGGAGTTTTCAGAAGCTTTAGACGCGCCTTATGGCATGCACCTAAAAGAATATAGAGAAATGAAACAAATGGAAAAGATTAAACAAGCGAGACTCGAACGTGAATTGGAAAGAGAGCGAAAGAAAGAGGCTGAGCTACGTAAGAAGAAGCCACATTTGTTTAATGTACCTCAGAAACATTCACGTGATCCGCACTGGTTCGATGTCACTTATAACCAAATGTTCAAGAAATGGAGTGAAGCATAATGAGCGTAATAAGTAACAGAAAAGTAGATATGAACAAAACGCAAGACAATGTTAAGCAACCTGCACATTACACATACGGCGACATTGAAATTATAGATTTTATCGAACAAGTTACGGCACAGTACCCACCACAATTAGCATTCACAATAGGTAATGCAATCAAATACCTGTCTAGAGCACCGTTAAAGAACGGTCATGAGGATTTAGCAAAGGCGAAGTTTTACGTCCAAAGAGCCTTTGACTTGTGGGATTGATGACCATGATAGATAACGCACGCAAAGAATACTTAAACCAATTTTTCGGATCTAAGAGATATCTGTATCAGGATAACGAGCGAGTGGCGCATATCCATGTAGTAAACGGCACTTATTACTTTCATGGGCATATCGTACCAGGTTGGCAAGGCGTGAAAAAGACATTTGATACAGCGGAAGAGCTCGAAATATATATAAAGCAACATGGTTTGGAATATGAGGAACAGAAGCAACTAACTTTATTTTAAGGAGATGTAAAAATGAAAATCAAAGTTAAAAAAGAAATGAGACTAGATGAATTAATTAAGTGGGCGCGAGAAAATCCGGAGCTATCAAAAGGAAAAATTTTTCTTGCAAAAGTTTTTAGTAATGGATTCGTTCGTTTTCAACGAAATACAAATACGTGTTCGATATCAAGTTTTATTCCAATTGATACTCCTTTCATAGTTGAAGTTGAAGAGGAAATCACAGAAGATACAGTATTTGATAGGTTGTTTGAAGTGTACGAGCTTCAAGAGGGAGCCTATATGTCAGCGTTACACACAAGTATTAGTATCAACGAACGTTTAGAGAACACGTTTTTCCCTACCAAAGCATTCTACATCTTGAACGACGGCCTAACTATGACATTAATTTGGAAAGATGGGAGATTGGTAGAATGAACTATGAAACAGGGTTCCAACTAAGCGTAATGGACGCTAGGTTGAAGAAGATGAGAAAACAACGTGATGAGTACAAGAAGCAACGATATGAGCTTATTGGGGTTATAGCGAAGTTACGAGATTGTAACAAAGAACTGGAGAAGAAAGCAAGCGCATGGGATAGGTATTGCAAGAGCGTTGAAAGAGATTTAATAAACAAATTCGGTAACGATGATGAAAGAGTTAAATTCGGAATGGAATTAAACAATAAAATTTTTATGGAGGATGACACAAATGAATAATCGCGAAAAAATCGAACAGTCCGTTATTAGTGCTAGTGCGTATAACGG